ATCCTACTTAATTAACCAAGGTGAAAATCCCTAATAAATATCACCATCAATACTAGGGAGTGAGGTATCATCACTATACCGGTAATAATGGCTCACCAGAAGCCATCTACTTCATCGTATTCCATACCAACGAAAACACGATTGACTTCAGACATACGGACATTAATCTTTCCGTTTCCTAGTCTGACATTTGTTCCATCATAAACAACTCCATTCATCGATGGATTAAATCCTGTACGACTACAATAACCTTCATTCTGCAGGTCATGCAGTTTGATAAGCGAAGGAAAAAGATCATCTGAATCAAATTGAGAATTAGCCAACATCCTATTAATCGAATTAGAATGTTTTTGTTTCTTAAATGCCTCTATCTCAGAAGACGTTGGAGGACCATTAAATTCATACAATTTACCAAAGACAATCTTCAACTGCGAGAAGACTACAAGATTTCCAGAACACAATCTCGCCAATGAAGCTACTAAACACATTGTGCCAACCACCGACGAGGAAGCACTCATAACTCGAGAAATTTTAGTAACAAGATCTTCAGTATCTCTATAAGGATAGTCACCAAGATACACATCATCAAGATATATATGAGATACAGAGTTCCTAATAAAAGTTGGTCCAGGCCTACAGGCCTCCAGCTCAATTACACCATTAGGCAAACTCCTAAAACAATGTGTACCATATAATTCAGTAAATACATGGAATTCTTTCCTCTTACACTGAAGACCAAAAGTCCTCTCACAAAAGTTAACGAAATCATCCGCACAATCCTTAGAATCATCATAATACAATCTGTTATCCATCCACGCAGGCCAACCCCCAATATTGTCATCGCCATAATAATCCTGGTTCATCATCTGCTCTTCAAAAACAACCTTAACTACCGGATCACCGTAATACTTTATATATATAACCAGTATATACACACCAAAAACTAACATTTGGTAAACAGAATCACCAATAGATGTACAATATTTTCCAGAAAACATACTACCCCAAACATCATAAACAGAGTTAGTAGAATAAATATACATACTCTTATAAACCACTTCCGTAATGATCAACGTCACCAGATACTTAAAACCTGCATCTGACATTCCTTCTGGTTTTGACACAAAAGGTATGACAATCGCTGCCATAAATGCTAAAATCTTTGCTAACAACGTCTGATCATACTTCGTCCAGTCCAAGGTAAAATACTTTCTAACTGACAAATCAACACCATACTTTCTCTTAACTCTACGATAAGCCTTTTTCCAGGACTTCTTAAAATTAGAAGTACCTTTACCCGAAAGAAGGTCCCATAACAATTGAAGCCCACCTGCTTCAACCTTAATACCAATCGCAGACCTAAAAGTACAAAGGAAAAATGCTAAATCCTTAAAGAACTCTTTTCCAAGTATATATGCCAACAATGTATCAATGTAAAATAATCTCTCTTTCGTAAAATGGGCACTTGCACTCTCCTTCGTCATAGGCTCACTCCACATATTAGTTGTTCTAAACTCCCACTTCTTGGCTTCCTGGGCAAACATCGCATAGTTCGGTTGCGGCCCTCTACCAGCAACATACTCCTCAATAGCAAATAAAAGTCTCCAAACCAACTTATGTGCTTCACTAGCAAGATTCTTCTTCTTCGTTTTCAAAATTCTTTTAGACCCCTTCTCATCACACCTATAAATCTTATCATTATACCAACCCGTAGAGGAATTGAGACGCCATAACATCTCACGAATATTCTCTTCCGAAAAATCCATAGGCCTTGGAGTCCTCCACATAATTCCCATACGATAAATAAACGAATCAGCAACATTAATAAGCAAATAAGTAACATCTTTACGAGGTTGAACAATATTAGCACCCATCTTATTAAGAGTCTCTAAATAACCAATCTCAGAATTCCCTGCCATATACCTGGCACCAATACCATGCTTAACATCCCACACAGTACCTGATAAACAAGGAAATTCAAAATCGAATTCACTATCCACAATCGCTAACAAAGACAAAACTATATGAGAAACACCAGGGTCTTTATTAACGGGAACCTTCGACATGTTAACAACTCCTTTAACATTATTCTTCCTAACATTAGCAG